TGAAATTCTAATAACTTGTTTTTATAGATTCCATGCGCAGCACCACAATAACCAAAAATATAGGGCTCAATTTCTTTAGTATATTTTTCACATTCACTTAGATAATTTTTATAACTTTCTTCTGTTTTAAATTGCCCATAATATGTTCTCACAGAATTCTCATGTTTTATTATCTCAGTTTTCCATGGTGTTAGATTTTCCCGATCTTTAATTTCTTTCGCTAAAATTGCTGATGCATCAAAATCAAAACTAATATTATATGATTCAATATATTCTTCTTCCTCTGGTGGAACATCTTCCCATACCCACTTGGATTTTTCTGCCTCTTCTTTAATCTTATCAAATAGTTTAACTACTTTTTCGTGTGTTTCAGGATCAACAATTGCCTGATTTGGTGTAAATTCTCGCATAATTTTTTGTGATGTTATTAGGTTAAAAGATCCATAATATTCATCTGGGATCTTATGGATTGCTCTTTAAGTCTCTTTTCTGCAATATTATAGTATTCTAGTTCTTTCTCCATTCCTATAAAGTTTCTACCACTTCTAAGACTTGCATCTCCAGTTGTTCCACTTCCCATTGTATTATCTAGAATAACAGCATTTTCATTGGTGTAGGTTCTAATTAGATATTCCATCAAAGAAACTGGTTTCTGAGTTGGATGTAATCCTTTTTCTTGCTTAAATTTAAGAACGGTTTTTGGATATCTTGTGCCTTCTTCATTGTCTCGGTGCATACTTTTGGCTGAACCATAGACTTCCCCGATTTTGGATTTCTGTGAGCTGAAACCCTTGTAGGGACTACCCTTTTCCATCTGTGGATTGTAGATAGGTGGTTTGCGATAAAAGACCAAAATATTTTCATGTGATCTCAAAGGCATGGAATCCTTATTGAGAGGATTGGTTCCTTGTGGTTTTTCCCAGATCCATTCATAACGAAAATTAGCAACATTGGATTGAACTAATAATGAAGTGAATGGCTGTACTGCGGTAAAGACCATGGCTGCATTGAGCTTACAGATTCTGTTGTATTCCGGCCATAATCTATTCAGATCAATAATGGAATCCCAGGATAAGATGGTTTTCTCATAAGGCAGATCACACATCACCATATCAACCGAATTATCTTCTATCTGAGGTAATAAATCTAGACAATCACCGTGGAATAATCTTATCGTGTTATGCATGTGGGTTTAATATTAGCGACATCCAATTTTATGTGTGTCCATAATTGATCTGACATATTACGTTTAATCCAGGCATTGTAGATTGGTGTTGTACACTTCCAACCCATAAGCTCTTTTTTATCATTGTAATGCTCTTGCCAATCAGCTTTTTTATAATCAAGAATATTTGTCTCAAAACAAAATAGATAATAATTTAAATCTTTCTTGAGTGTTGATGTGGCAAGGCAAAAATAGAAGTCTTCTTTTTTATCTGAAAAATAAGCGATCTTATCTTCTAATGTTGAATAAGTGGTGCTTCTTGAACCATTGATTTTTAATGTATTTGAGGAAATCGTATAGACTCCGCTTTTGTTTGATATTCTTTTGTTCTCGTAAGATCCCCAACTGCAGATCTGATCTTTACCGATTGTGTGTGTTCTTTCCGCTAGCCAATCTGATTGTCCTCCGGTTACAATTATTGACTTCGCTAAAATCTCTTCCCAATATTCACCTTTTACACTTAAATCGTACAGTTTATGATGATCTCTTACTCGTCTTTCTATCTCTTCTACTAACTCGTCTGAAAGCATATGGTCTTCATCTGTTCTATGAAATATGGTTTGTTATATTCAAAGAACGGACGATATTTTTTGATCTTAAATTCAATCAATTTTAGAATCGGATCATAATCGGAACTTTTCATAAAATGTAGAATATCTTCAAGTATAAACAAAGTCTCTAATGACACTTCGTTTCTCAGAAAAGCTTTGATAATCTGCGGATGTTTATTGTCAATAAACTTCACACACTCATATAGATGTTTTGATTCTGTAAGACTTTTTATCTCTTCATTGAATCTATAAGCGAGCGATGATGTGTTAGCTTTCCAGGTATTATAATTTTCTTCACCTTTTGTTCTTAAATCTCCGATCCATAAGTTTCCCGGATCTGGAGCCATAATAAATGATGCAGCAAAATACTCAATGATTTCTTGTTTGTCGTATTTTCTGCTCAGTTTCTCAAAAAAATATCGGTCGTTTCTTTTGTTATAAGTTTTTATTGATGTTCTGACTTTTCCATTGTATTGAAAGAAGTCGTAATTCTCATTGGAGAAATGTTGTTTTAAGGCAAGATATATTGTGTAACATTCATATGGTGTCGGCTTCAAATTGGTAATTCTGGTAGAGGTTTAATCTTTAGAAAATTCAGTTTCGTTGCCTGATGTTGAATCTTTTGTTTGAATTGTTTTGATATTAGCTTGGGAACAGAATCAATATCAATATTATTAAGCTCACAATAATCGGCTATTGCAGAAATGTAATTCTCATAACCATTGTCATGACAATATTGTTCAATCTGTTCTGCAAACTTTTCTTGTGAGATGAACTTCTTATTGTACTCTTTCTCTAGTTCCTGATCAAGATTCAACTTCTTTGATTTTTTCATTTTTGTAATTATTGATATATTGAACAAGTTTCTTAGAATAAGGAGTGAAATCGGTCTCAATAAAAGGCTTGATCTCTCCGTTTTCCGCAGCCATAAAAATAACAAGTTGCTGTGCATCTAATCCCGTTCGCTCCTTTAACATGTAGCGATAAGCAACAGCCTGTACAAAATAATCTAGAATCCATTCTTTACGTTTGATATAATCGGAAGTCTTATAGTCAATGATACTCAGAATTCCATTATATTCCGCAATACAGTCAGAAGTTCCAGCGATTCCAAAGTATTCACTATAAAGAGGAATCTCAATACCCAGAACGTTATCAATTTTATTGAGTTCCGGTCTAAGATTATCAAAGAGCCTAAAAGGCAGATTTTTATAAGATTCTACTGTCTCGGGATAGAGTGTAGCACCATCAATAGATTCAAGAGAAAAATCAATAAAATTTTGATACTCGGCCTGAACTAAAATGTGTTTATTGTAGCCATCTGGATTGGTACCAGGCTCAAAAAGAATCTCACCGAATTGGTCGTAGATGAGATCTAGAAAAAGATTAGCTGATTTATTGTTTCCTGAGATTTTAACTCTCAATAGATTTTCGCTATTTTTAAAGATCTCTATGACCAGCTTATTATTCAGAGCGCAGATTCTATCGTAAGGATTAAGAAGCCTTTCAATTTTTTCGTCTTCTTCTGGTTTAAAGATGCTTTCTAAAAGAGGTTGTTCTTCATTTCCAACATATGCCTCAATAAGCGAGTGGGTTTTGGTTCCTCTTAGTGTTGAACGATTAGTGACTCTATTTGCCTCTTTTTCTCCAACATCTTTTCGCCATTTGACGAATTTATGTTTTGTGTTATGAGAAATGATAGACGTAATTGAGACGAACTTGTTTTTACTACTTTCTGTTGTGTAATAACGAAGTCCCGGAACGTTAACCTGTTTTAATTTTGGTAGTGTTATTGGATTGTGGTTGAATATTTTTCTTTCCATTAAATAGATTCTAATTTATATGTTTTACCGTCAACTGTTATTGTTTTATTGTGATCTATTAGAGCTTGTTGGAGTTGTTCACTCGCTTCTTTATCTTGAAGAAGTTTCTTCATCAGTGGTGTTAGTGGAACTTTCATTATCTTTCAGAGAGGTATTGAATTATTCATTTAATATTAACTCTTTTCTAGCTTGCAAAATAACATCATCAAAAGGTGTTCCATTCTCATTAAGATATTTTAAAATGGAGTCAGAATATTTAATATCTTTTTCATCAGCAATGAGACCACCTTCCCATCCCCACTTATCTTTTTTTATCATATAGGCATTATCGGCTAGCATATAATCATGTTCAATGCTAATTTCTACTCCTAGTTCATCGGGTAACAAAGATATTTCACAATCGAGATCTAACACGTCGAAATGATATCTCTTTTGGTATGCTGGATTGTCCATGAGGTCTTTTTGAAACGGCTTCCAGCCTAGCACAGGAAGCCGGTTTTGTCAAGTGGGTTTTGAGGTGGAATAATTATCAGTCACATTGAGAAGTAGCTGATAATATACATAAGATTTCAAGATTTAATACACTTTGGGTTTTCACTTATCATAAATTAAGACTATATTTAACAGTGAGATATTCCTTAACAAATCCAGAGCGCACAACATCTTCTAGTTGAAATTCAATAATATCAACCGATGGCATCTCTCTCAAAATCTTCATAAAATCAATAATACCATTTCTATCATTTGTTTTAATCAAATCAGATTGTGTGACATCACCACAGAACATAATCTTGGAGTTTTCTCCAATACGAGTGATTATTGAATCAAGTTCATGACCAGAAAGATTTTGGAATTCATCCACAATAATAATACAATCATCAAAAGTCATTCCGCGAATGAAGCTTGTTGACATGAAATAGAATGACTTTTGTGCTTTTAGATTAGCATAAAGAAGCTCATATTCTTCATCGGAATTCAGATTGAAAAGCTTTTTAATCATGTACTTGTATGGCTTTTCGTATTCTGATTGCTTATCTTCAATAGAACCCTTAAGAAAGCCAATATCTCTTGTTGGAACAATAGAGCGAACAATAATAACTTTTTCGTAAGGTGTTGATGGATCCAATACTTCTTCAAGAGCCTTATAGATGGTAATAAGACTCTTTCCTGTACCGGCGGCGCCATGAGCGACAATACATTTACCTTTATCGTAAGAGTCAAAAAGTTTTTCTTGATTATCGGTCAATGGCTGCAATTCAACCATCTGATCCAGTGTGATTTGTTGGGGTTTTCTTCTATTCTTATATGCTGTACTAATGCCGACTTGTTGTGAACTCTTTCTTTTTCTTGCCATAGAGATTAGATCTTTTTTACTTTTGAATTTGGTGCCTTACTGACTTTGCCTAAAACTTCATTCCAACTAGGATGTGCCTTAGCGAGTTTGTCTCGCCATTCTCCAACTTCGGCTGGTGTCGCACATCCTTGTGACCAATCTCGTTGCCATTGAGGATTGTTCTTGTACCATTGTGTGATCTCATGAACACTCATTTCAATCACTTTTGTTTCACCTGTTTCTTTATTTTTAATAGGATAAATTGCCATAAGATTTAATAATATGTGACGTTATTTAGATTGTCCATTCTTCATTTCCTTTGTTATTATGAACTATCTATGCGAAAGAAGGAAGATTATTTTCCGAAATTAACATATCTCCAATGTTTTATATTGGGGTAATGATCTAAATGTTTTTCTAATATATGCTCGGGTGCATTGGGATTTTCAAGAACGCCGATTAGGCTTGAGGGTTTAAATGTAGTCAAGGGTTTCCGTTCAGAAAGTATTTCTAAAATTGTTTCTGGTGTAAAAGGATTCCGACCCATAGCATAAAAAATGTGATACCATTCTAAAGTTTTTAGTGTTTCCTGATCTGCCGAAATAATTTTATTACAAATACTTTCGGTGATTTTAAAATGCTGGGCGACCCATTCCATTTTATCTAAGGTTCTATGACGAACGAAGTGAAATCCGGGCTTATATTCTCTAATGTAACTTTCTATATCTTGATCAATTCCCCAGTCCCCATTTTCTGGAATTATATCCTCGTAAATTTTATTGCTTAAATCGCGCAATATGGTATTAGTTACTTCCAATAAAACATCATCATTTGAATTTTTATTATTAAAAATATTAAATCCAAGGAAACTATAAGATGCAAGATACAATAAAGTGTCGCTAGATGTATTCTTGTGGCGTGAGATGTTTTTGTTTATTAATGGATTATTCTCTTTTGCGATTGAATCTAAAATAAGACAATCAGGATGATCTAATGTTGTTACTAAGAATCTGGTAAGATAATCAATGTCCTTCGGTTTTTTAAGAGTATTTTCTAATACACTATTTTTTACAATAAACCTATAGATATTGGCCGGAAACGACCTTCCACTTTTGTAATATTTGTCCCTATGTTCGCCATACCACAAACAAAGGAATTCGCCAGACCATCCACATAATTCCCCAATATACTCCGTTACTTGTTCTTCATCGGCGCTATTATCGTGATTGAAGATATCATCTAAATGATATTTTTCACGGTATTGTTGTAAGTATTCTAGATAGCCCATTCTTCGTCTCCTCCGAGAGCCTCATAACAGGTTGGAAACTGCTCCGCAAAGATTTCTTTACATGCCTTGGCGATGTCCTTATGTTCCTTCTGAGTTCCATTTTTTTCTCTAAGAGCAATATAAGTTATCCAGGATCTTACGTTACCCGTCATATAAATTCTTGTTGGAGTTGATAATGGCAGAATAAATCTTGCACACTCTTTTGCGACACCGTTTGAGAGTAATTTTTCATAAAGCTTCATACCAGTATCAAAATACTGCTGAATCTCTTTTTGCATTTTTAATTGCTCATCTTCGGAAAAATCATCAATAGAATTTTGCCGATTCTTATTATCTTGTCGTCTTAGTTCAGGAATTAATGGATTATCGGAAAGAGCGGTTATGTCCATATACCGTAAACTATATTCCTGAAATGTGAAACTTCTATGTCTTAAAATCTGAGCTGCAATAGCTCTCGTTGTATTAATCTCAAGAGTCATATAAGCATGTTCAAAAATGCTCACATGTTTGTTTTTAATACAATAACGAATAAGACCCTCTGCTGTATCAAAATTGAGTTGATTATTTGGATTACTCACTCTGGCAATATATGAAATAACTTCCTGGGCGCTAGTATTCATAAGATCTCCAACACCCCGAGTAATGGAGACGAGTTTTACTTTTGGTAATTCTGGATCACTTTTGCTATTTTGTTTTTTTGGCAGAAGCTTATTAATAGATTCTAGTAGTTTACCGATCATTGATACGTTCTCCTGATTGATGTGTTTATAATGTTTTTAGATGTTCTTGAATTTTAAGATATTTTTTGAGATAGCGTGGTGTGTTTGGATTTAGTGCTACACTCCAACGAACATAATATTCCTCATCGGTCGCTAGTTGTTCTAGGACTTTTGGTGGTGTGTTTGGATGACTCGCTACACAGCGACGAACATAAAAACTCTCATCAGACGCTAGTTGTTCTAGGATTTCAGGTGAAGTGTTTGGATTTTCGGCTAAAAGAAAATTATTACAATATTCTCTCCAATTATTCTGTTGTTGGTCAAGATACGATTTGATCATAATAATTTATTATACAGTCAAGTTTCATAAAACACAAATATAATATCTCAATCAATCTCCTAATCTAAATCTTTCATAAAAATCCCGCTCAGCCTTACTATTCAACAGTATTGGTGGTCCGTCATCAGATTCTTCTGCATATTGAACATCATCTTCTAA